GGTATGACTGTCACAAGTACGCGCGCACGCATAAAGCTTCGCAGAATCCTGCAGGACACGGACAACGGGGTTCCTAAAGCGATGCAAGACTCCGCCAACATTCTGCACAAAGAAATCATGGCCAGGGTTCCGAGGGACACCGGCAATCTAGGGGATCAGATTACCGCAAAGATGCTGCGCAAAGGACTACGGGCAGAGGTTGGCCTGCGGGGGAAGAAGGCAAAGCAAAAAGCTTTTTACGCACGGTTCATTGAATTCGGGACCAAGGCGAGAAAGACAAAGGGCCGCTCTAATCTAACCAGCGGTAGCGAGTGGTACGGGAAAAGCCCGGACCTTGGGGCGATTCCGGCAAGGCCCTTTATCACTCCAGCATGGGACCAGAAAAAGCCCGAGATCGTCAGTCGGATTACCAAGGCTATCAATGAGGCGGTAAAGGCGGCACAAAAGCTGTGAACGCACTTAAGACGGCAATTTACAATGCCCTGTCTGGAATCTCGGCGCCCGTGTATGACCACGTGCCACAAGGAGGCGCGTTCCCCTATGTGGTGATTGATTACATGGACGCTGCGAATGCGGAGTTTTTGAACAACCGAAAAGAGCAAATTCTAGTGTATCTCTCTGTCTACTCAACGTATCGAGGACAAACTGAAGTTTTCGACATCATGTCGGAAATCGACACGATTATGCACAACAACAGGCTTTCGCTTTCATCGGGCCGCCTCGCCTCTATGCGTGTTCTGGCAAAGGACACGAACCGAGAGCCGGACGGCATTACCTATATGGGGCGAGTTCGGCTATCCGCCTTGTTTGAACACGGCTAACACTCAACGAATCACCAAGCAGCCGCCTCCGGGCGGTTTTTTATGTCTATCGCACTTTGGAGGTGCTAAATGGCTGTTAATACTTCACTCGGCATTAGAATTTACATCGGCACAACCACGGTTGCGACTGATGCTTCGGAATATGAAGCGGATACGTATACAGAGGTTGGGGAAGTTGAGAATCACGGCGAGTTCGGTGATTCGTTCAACCCCGTAACTTTCACGGACCTCAAGAGCGGAAGGGCGCGAGGATTCAAGGGCACGGTTGATGGCGGCAACTTTGATCTGACTGTCGGTCTGGATAAGGGCGACACCGGCCAGGCGGCGCTGCTCGCGGCCAAGAATGACAAGGGTTCAGGCGACTACAACATCAAGGTTGAGCTTACCGATGGTGATGCAAACGCGTCCCCGGTGGTCGAAAGCACTGTTGTTTACTTCCCTGCAAAGGTCATGTCTTACCGCTACCAGGGCAACAACGCCGACGGCATCCCGCGCGTACTGATCAGCCTGTACGTTAACGGTGATCTCGTTGAAGTGGATGCGGCCTAATGAGCGTAGTCACTGAGCCGGTAACAATCACGTTAGACGGGCAGGAATTCCATCTGAAAAACACACTTCAGGTGCGCAAGGATTTCTGCATCAAGTTCGGCGGCATACGCCCGGTTATTCAGGCAATGACCGACCTCAATGATTATGTCATCGCGCAGATTATCGGCGTGGCGTCTGGCAGTAAGAAAAAGACGGATAAAATCTTTGAGTTGGTCGTGTCCGAGGGTCCGAAGTCAGTTAGCAACCAGATGAGCGAATATGTCGCTTTTTTGATTGGTGAAGATGACGAGGACGATGAGCCGGGAAACGATCAGGCGGCCGAGAGTTAACCGAAGTCGAATATATCGAATGGCTTTTCGGTGTGGCGACTGGCTGGCTCGGCTGGTCGCCCTCGGTCGCTTGGTCAACCCCAATTCCAGAGACTCTGTGTGCCCTAAAGGCGCATGTGGAGTACGTCAATCAAACTAATCCTTTTGCCGAGCCTGAGAAAAAGGAAAAACCGAAAGACAAGCGTGATCTTTCTAATAGCCTGCTGAATAACTTACGTGCCGGCGGAAAAGCCCAAGGGATAACGAATGGCCGCAAATGATGTAGCCGATCTGCTGCTGCGGATTGACGCAACGACTGAAGGTTTACGGCGTGAGCTGAAGAAAGCCGAAGCGGGCGTTGATCAATCATCAGGCAAGATGCAGAAGGGCCTAGCCAAGCTAGACAAGTCCATGAAGAAGCTTGGCGACGTTGCCAAAAAGGCCGGCATTGGCCTCGCTGGTGCGATGGCGGGCGGCGCTGCGGCCATGACGAAACTCACCCGGGATGGACTGAAGCAAGTTGATTCTCTGGCGAAAGTTTCCAGCAAACTTGGAATAGCTACCCAAGAGCTGGCGAAACTTCGATTCGCTGCTGAACAGACTGGCGCATCGAGCGACACTCTCGACATGGCATTGCAGAGAATGACGCGCAGGGTGTCAGAGGCCGCGCAGGGAACGGGGGAGGCGAGGAATGCGCTTGCAGAACTTGGATTAAACGCCAAAGAGCTGGCGGCTAGTACACCTGACGAAGTGTTCAGAAAGGTTGCCGGCGCAATGGAAGGCGTCAATAACAAAAGCGATAAGCTGCGCCTTGCGTTCAAGCTGTTTGACTCCGAAGGCGTTGCGCTGGTCAATACGCTGGCAGCAGGCACGTCGGGTCTTGACGCGATGGGAGCAGAGGCCGAAAAGGCGGGGCTTGCTATCTCTCGCGACATGGCCGCAAAGGTCGAATCAGCCAATGATGCCATGAATCGGGTTAGCACCCTCACCACGGGATTCAGTCAACAGCTTGCCGTGCAGTTTGCCCCGGCTCTCGCCGCAATCGCAGACAAGTTGTTCGGCGTAGGGACCGGCTCAACCGACATGGCCAGTATGGCGAATACGGCTTTTAATGCCGTAATCCGTACAGTTGGCTTTGTGGGGGACGCGTTCCGAGGCTTGGAAATCATATTCCTGACACTTGAAACTGGCGTGCGGACAATGGCGCTGGTTATTCTTGAGTCATTCGACCTTGTTTTACGTGATCTCTCAAGCCTTGCCAATAAGATACCCGGCGTGAGCATTGACTATGAAGGCTCGTCATTTAGTCAGTTTATCGGGGATTTCCGAGATGATACGTTTAAATCAGCGAATTCAATACAAGAAAAACTCAACGAAGAATTGCCATCTGACAAGTTCGCCCGCCTTGCAGAAGAGGCTAATGCGGCTCTTGAGAGCATTCCGCCTGTTGCTGGTGATGTCCAGCGGTCCGTCGTGGACATGGCGAGAATGTCTGCGGAATCGCTGGACGAAATAACCGTCACCGCTAAACGCGTAGAAAAAGACATGGGGCAATTCGCGGGACTTGTTGAGGAAGAATCCGGCGCGGCTGCTGTTGCGATAGCCGAAAACACCGACGCAATGACGACATCTATCACCCGCGGATTTGAGAGAATGCGCGACGGCGTGGGTGAGTTCTTCAAGGGTATGTTGATGGACGGCAATGCGTCCCTCTCTGGCCTGCTGAATATGTTCAAGGGCGTAATCGCCGAAATGGTGGCCACGGCGGCTACCAATAGAATCATGTTGACCCTTGGAATGGGTGGCGCTGCAGGTGGCGCAATGGCATCTACAGGCGGCCTCGGGAGCATGATGGGCGGTGGCGCTGGTGGAGGGATTCTCAGTGCGCTCGGCGGTGGCGTCCAGAATTTTGGCTCCGGAATCTACAACGCAGCAGGGCAGGGGCTGTTCCAGCTTGGCCGGGCGACTGGCAGTGAATCACTGGTGTCTGCGTCGGGTCGGATGTTCGACACAGCCAACAACATGACGGTAGGTGGTGCGCTTGGTGGCATAGCTGGTGGCATAGCTGGTGGCTTTGCATCTAATGCAGTGTTTGGGGAAACCTCTGGCATTGGTAATGCGGCGGGGGCTTTTATTGGACAAGGACTAATCCCTATCCCTCTTGTCGGCTCGGCAATCGGCTCATTCCTCGGTGGCGGCGTTGAATCCCTGATCGGTGGAGATAACAACGGCAACAACGCTGGTCGGGCAAATATTGACTTTGGAACCGGGCAATCAAGTGTCGGCGGTGTCGGTAAGTCATTCGATTCCGAAAGTGTCGGCGCCCTTCAGGGCATTGCCGATTGGGCGCAGGGAATCGCCAAGTCCCTCGGAACCACCATGTCCGCTATTGATGTTGTAGTTGGGGCCAATGAACTGCGTGTAAATGAGTTTACCTTTGCCGCTGACCAGCAGGACGAGCTAGTACGCAAAGTTTTTGACATCATCGTTGAGCGATCCAGCGACCTCGATACCGACCTGAAAGGGTTAATAACCAGTTTCGAGGGCACCACTGAACAGGCTGAAGCATTCGCGCGAATGGTGATCAGTGTTGCCGATGAGATGGACGCATCGTCTATACGGCTTGTGACGGCCTTCAGGGGAACCGCTGATCAAACCCTGGCGTATGTCGAGGCATTGGGCGGGCTTCAAGTGGCGCTTAATACAGACCCCGTGCAGGCCGCTAAAGACCAGTATGCGGCGGTAGGGGTTTCCCTGACCGAGTCCTACAGCACGCAAATGGAAAGCCTGCAAGGACTTATCGGGCGCTATG